TAGGATCCTGCCGAGGGTAAAGCTGAATATATAGAGCCAGATGGTAAAAGCTTTAATGCACAATTTGAGCGTTTAGACCGCCTTGAAAAGCAAATAAATAATCTGGGGTTAGCGGCTGTGTTAGGACAAAAATTATCCGCAGAAACAGCAGAGTCAAAACGAATAGACCGATCTCAAGGAGACTCAACAATGATGGTCGTTGCACAGCAGATGCAGGATATGATTGATAACTGTCTTCTGTTCCATGCGAATTATTTAGGAAGCAACGAAGCTGGAAGTAGTTTTGTAAATCGTGACTTCTTAGCAGCTCGTCTTGATCCGCAAGAGATAGGAAGTTTGCTTCAGTTATATACTGCTGGAACAATCACGCAAGAAACCTTATTGAAACAGTTGCATGAAGGAGAAGTTCTTGGCGATGATTTTGAAGTAGAGGAAGAATTAGAAGCGACACAAATGGGCGGTTTAATCGATATGGAACAACCGCAAGAGGAAATTAAAGAAGAGATTCCTACTGAATCAGCAGAGCCAGAAGATGAAGCTGCCTAATAAATGCCAACACTTTCTGTTCCACAGATAACGGATGAAGGCACACCAGCCGTTTTGTTTAGAAATGCTATTGATCTAAATAGATATAGCAATAGTGTTTCTAGGCGAATAATTAATGAATACAACAATATTATTGTTGAAGCTGCTAATAAATTAAAAGCATTAGATGGATCTGAAACTTATCAAGCTCAGAGACTTAGAACAATTATTGCTCAGGTGAAAGAAAGCTTGGCAACATGGGCTGGAGATGCAACAGAAATAACTGCAAGTAATTTGCAAGGTTTAGCAATATTGCAAACAGAATTTATAGAAGAACAATTAAAAAAAGCTTTACCAAAGGGAGCTAGAAGTATTGTTAGAACAGTTGAAGTAAGTCCACAGTTTGCAAAATCTGTTGTAACTACCGATCCAACTCAATTAAATTTAATAACGCTTCAGCAAGATCTTTTCAAGTCAGTTACAGGTGCTCCAGAAACTTATAGTTTGACTGCTGGTCAAGGTGCAATCATTACGCTGCCTGATGGAAGAACTGTTGCTAAAGCTTTTCAAGGGATAACTACAGCATCAGCAGATTTATTAGCAAAGGAAGTAAGGACTGGATTGTTACAAGGACAAACAACAGATGAAATAGTTAGAAAGTTAAAAGGTCGCTTATTGTTCAATCAAAAGGGAAGCGTGAAACAGATTGCAAATGCAGGAGGAAGTTTAACGGCTGCAACAAACAGACAAGTTACAGCAATTGTTAGAACAAGTATTAACCAAGTCTCAAATGCTGCTAGTCAAAATGTTTATAAATCAAACAGTGATATAACTCAGAAATACAGATATGTGGCGACGTTAGATAGTAGGACTTCAGCTATTTGTGCTTCTTTAGACGGTCAAGTTTTTGAATATGGTGATGGCCCCTTACCTCCTCAACATTTTAATTGTCGCTCTACTACTGTTGCTGTTGTTGATTATGAAAGACTAAAAGAAATGGGTTTTGAGTTTGATCCACCAAGAGTAGGAAGAAGATCAGCATCAGGTGGAATGGTTCCTTCAAATATGACTTATGGGCAATGGCTGAAAGATACTCCTGCTGGTAAGGCTGCTCAATTAGATGTTTTTGGTAGTAAAAGGCGTGTTGATTATTTCAATAAAATATCAAAGGATGGTGGTCCTCAAGCCGCATTGCAAAAAATGATTAGAGATGATGGGAGTGAACTTACACTAAATCAGCTACAGAGACGCTACGGTAAAATTTAGTTGTTATTCGGTTATGCCTAAGAAAAATAAAAAGGGCAAAGGCAAGAAGAAGGGTTATTGTTAGACTGCCTTAACAGCCTTATGGGTTTTTATGTCTGAAGAAAAGAATCAGGAGCCTATGGCTACTGACGCTCCTATGGAGAATCAAGAAAATGACAAGCTTAAAAGAGAAATTGAAAGCTTACAAAAGAAAAATTATGAGCTAATTGGAAAGATGCAAAAAAAGGAACTAATGGAAGTTCCTGATGATTACAAAGAACTTGTTGAATTTAAACGTAATGCTGAACAAGCTGAACTTGAAAAACAAGGAAAGTACACCGAAGCAAGAACAAAGCTTGAAGATCAATTCAGAGAACGATCAGCCGAAAAGGATAAAAAAATTACAGAACTTGAAACAAAATTGCGAGAGCTGGAACTTGTTTCCCCTGCCGTACAAGCCTTGGCGGAGGTAGTCCATGATCCTAGTTTGGTGTTAAATAACTTCTTACCAAAGGACAAAATTGAAGTTGATAATGGAACACCTGTTGTTGTAGATGGGTATGAAAGAACGCCTGTCAGTGAGTGGGCAAAAGGGAAGTTACCTGATTACATATTGAAGCAACCAAAACCGCAAGGTGGTGGTGCTCCTGCTGGAAGATCTAGCGGAAGTGAAGTTCCTGCTGGCACTAAGAATCCATTTGCAGCAGATACTTATAATATTACGGAGCAGATGAGGATTTATAGAACAGACCGAGATTTATATGATCGTTTGAAAAATCAAGTTAAACGCTAATATAATTAGATAAGGCGGAGTTATGCCGAGCCGAATGGGTTATGCCCACATCGTAAAACCAATTTTTTAGGTAATTTTTATGGCCACCGTAAGGTCGGACGTAATCATTCCTGAGGTCTTTACGCCGTACGTTATTGAGCAGACAACTCAGCGTGATGCCTTTTTGGCAAGCGGTGTGGTTCAGCCAATGGCCGAGCTAAATGCAACCGAAGGTGGTGATTTCGTAAACGTACCCTTCTGGAAAGCAAACCTTTCTGGAGATTTTGAGGTACTAACAGATAGCAGTTCATTGACACCTGGAAAGATTCAGGCTGATAAGCAAATCGGCGTGATTCTTCACAGAGGTCGTGCTTTTGAATCAAGAGACTTAGCGGCTTTAGCTGCTGGTTCTGATCCAATGGCTGCTATCGGATCAAAGTTAGCTGCTTACATAGCAAACCAAAGACAGAAAGATTTACTTTCTGCTCTATCTGGAGTTTTTGGTTCTATTAATGCAAATGACAGCAACTCTGCTTTATTTGCTAACTGTATTGATTCAGAGAGTGGAGATACTCCAACAGGTTTAAGTCCAAAGCACGTTGCTAAGGCAAAGGCAATCCTTGGAGATGCAGGTGATCAGCTAACTGCTGTTTGTATGCACTCAAAGGTTTATTACGATTTAGTTGAGCGTAAGCTTGTTGATTATGTCGTAGCTGCTGACACAAATGCTGGTGCAACTGCATCTGGTGGTTCGATTGTTGCTGCTTACGGTAGTAATGGTTCTGTTCCTACCTATTGCGGCTTAAGAGTTATCGTTTCTGATGACGTAGCAACAACAGGTTCAGGTGCTTCTACTGAGTATTCAACTTACTTCTTCACTGCTGGAGCTGTAGCTTCTGGTGAGCAAGCGGGTCTAACTACTGAGACAGATAGAGACATCCTTGCAAAGAGTGATGCTCTTTCATTAGATGCTCATTACTGCTATCACCCTGTTGGAACTAAGTGGGCAGTAACAACTGTTAACCCAACAAGAGCACAGCTTGAAACCGTAGCCAACTGGTCGAAGGTATACGAAACAAAGAATATTGGAATCGTGAGAGCGACCAATGTTTCTGCTCAGGATTAGAGGTAAATTATGACTTCTCAATTTGAGGTAACTGCTGGTAAGGGCATCGGTCCTACCACAGGTGGAACTGTTACTCAAGCGACTAACAAAACAACTGGAGTCACACTCAATACTGAGTCAGGCCAGATCACAATGAACAACGCTGCTCTTGGTGACGGAGCAGAAGCTACTTTCACAGTTACTAATGACCGTGTAGCTGCAACTGATGTTCCTTATGCCTGTCATGGGTCTGCTGGAACTGCTGGTGCATACACAGTCAATGTTTCTGCTGTAGCGGCTGGTTCTTTTAAAGTTACTGTTGGAAATGTTTCTGGCGGTTCTTTAAGTCAAGCGATTGTCATTAACTTTGTACTCTTAAAGGGTGCATCTAGCTAATGGGAATGTTCGCATTTAGGCGAGCGAAGGAAAGGGAGGCTGCCGCACAGGTGGCCTCTACTCCTGTTAAGCCAAAGCCCAAAAAAAAGCGTAAACCTAAAGTTTCTTCTAATGGCAATAACGATAGTAGCGACAGCAGGAGCAGCTAACGCAAATAGTTACATCTCACTTACAGAAGCAAATGAACTGATCGAAGGTTTAGTTGCTGATGATGATGTAATTGCTTGGGAAGCTGGATCAACAAGTGACGACTACAGAAATCGTGCTTTATATACAGCAGCACAGAGAATTGACCGTGAAAGATTTTTGGGTGCTAGGGCAACAGATACTCAAGCGTTGCAATGGCCTCGAACAGGAGTAAGAAAGCCTGATACTTATATCAATACTTATTCTGTTGGGTTTCCTTTTCGCATAACAACAGATTATTTTACTGATACGGAAATACCTGATCAAATAAAGAAAGCACAGGCTGTCTTGGCTGCTTACTTGAATAACAATAAAGACGGTCTTGGACTTAGTGGATTAGAAGATTATCAGAACATAAAAGTCGGATCTTTGGATGCAACTCCAAATTCTTATGGTGCTGTTGGTGCTGATCGTGTACCACCAATGTTTGAAAGATACTTCACAGGCATTAGAATTAGTGGACCAGGTAACATTGCAGTAAAACGGAGCTAATGGGAATGTCTTCTTATCCAGCAGCACTCATCATCACAGACACAAACGCCCATACAGGGAGGTTTGGCAAAATCACTTGTTTAACAGATTCGACTGTTACTTTGGTTTCTCCTAATGTCACTAAGAATGGGTCTTCAACTGTTTCTGGAATTGATTTAAAAGCAAGTACAGAAATTGAAGGAGTCTTCACCAGCATTACTCAAACAAGTGCAGGATCAGTTATTGCTTATAGGATCTAATGCCAGTAAAACCTAAAGGCTTTAGAAAAGCAGCAAGCAAAGTCCTTAAGGCTGTAGGTGGTAATGTTACGATTCGTAAAGTTACAGGAAGTGCTTATAACACCACTACAGGTGCAATGGGAGAGACAACCGCAGATACAACTGTTAAAGGTTTTGTTGAAGGTGTTTCTAAAAGAGAAGTAGGAGAATTAATAAAAGCAACTGACAAACGGTTAACAATTGCTGCATCTGATTTGGATTACACGCCGACTGTTTCAGATCGAGTTGTAATTAGTTCTACAGTTCATCAAATTATTAGGATTGAAACAACAGAACAAGGTAATACTGCTATTAGTTATGAATTAATCCTTAGAAGCTAATGGCAACAATACAAATTAGATTTGATCAAATAGATGAATATATAGAAAACCAATGCAATAAATTAATCCGAACGGCTGTAATTGAAGCAGATAAAATGGTAAAGCTGGCAACTCCTAGAGATACAGGAAGACTTGTAAACAGTTGGCAAGTTGGAGAAAACACAGCAAGTGGAGGATATGGAATTGGACCTGTTTCTTATGCAGCTCCTCCTATAGACAGAATTGGTTATGCGTTGGAAAGAATAGGAAAAAATTATTCTATTCACACTAATTTGCCCTATGCCGAACCAGTATTGACAGGAAATAATATGCCGAAATCTTGGAAAGGTAGATGGAGAAGTGCTGAGAATAAATATCAGAAAAATTATATTCCTATTCAAGTTGCTAAAGATATTCAAGGAATGATTAGAGTCAATGCAATGAGAATTGGTAAAACCTCATGAGCAGTACATTTAATGATGTCAGGGCAGCTATAGAAGGCCGCATTGCTACAGAGATGGCACTAAGTCCTGCTTATCCTGTTAGTTATCCAAACGCACCTTTTACTCCACCAAATAACACTCCTTGGGTCGCTGTCTCGTTAATCTTTGGGAATAATAATTATGCAACTTTAGAAGCACCTGCTACTGGCAAATCATTCAACAGACAAACAGGAACTTTAACGATTGATATTTTTACACCTGCTGGAGTTGGGGCTGGAGCTAATTACACCATTGGTGAAAGAGTAAAAGATAAGTTTGACAGAGCAAAGTTTAGTAGTATTATTTTTGATCCTTGTTCTGGATTAGCTACAATAAGACCAGCAGAGCAAGAAGCGTTCTTTCAAACGCAATTCTCAGCTACATTTGACGCATACTTAGACTAAATCCAATGGCTGTTA